CCACCTCCCACCTAGCCCCCTACCAGCCTGCCTGCGCGAGGTAGCCGAGAAAATAACTCTTATAGGGGGCTAGAAGGCTTTTTCGGTAAAAAGTTTTCTCTGTATCCTAAGAGGCTACCTTACTATCCCTAATTTTTTTAGCTACCTTTAGCTATCTTACTTCTCACACTACAATCCCCACATTACAAATAGCTACCTAATAAATTATAATAGACTTATTAAATAAAATTATATATAAAAAAAAGGAGCAAACTTATTATGAGAGAAGAGTCTTTATTTGCTTCTTTAGGAGGAGATACCACCGATACCACTGCTCCCATTGCTCCCACTGTCTCTAACAGCACTCTATCTAAAGAGGAGGCTTTTGCAGAAACTTCTGGCATCCACCAATCCACTGGCATTACAGGAGTCACCTCTTCCTTAGAAGAAAAGGCAATAAGTCTTTTAGGTAGTGGTATTATGGCGGAGCAAGTAGCCTCTGCTTTAGGTGTTACTCCTGCAAGGATAGCGCAGCTCTTATCTAAGGAACACTTCTCTAAGAGAGTAGCCGCACTTAGGTACACTAACTTACAGAGTCATAATGTAAGAGACTCTGCTTATGATGAGTTAGAGGATAGTTTGCTAGAAAAGCTAGGTAGAGCTATGCCGCTATTAATTAAACCTAGGGATATAATAGATGCCCTTACTAAAGTTAATGCAGCTAAGAGAAGAGGTCACTCTGCACCTAATACTATAAATAGCCAACAGACTGTAGTAAGTTTAATACTACCTACAGTTATTACAGAGAAGTTTTCAATAGATTTAAATAACCAAGTTACAAGAGCAGGCAACCAAGAGTTACTTACTATGCCTTCTGGTAACTTACTTAAGCAAGTAGAAAAAGCAGAAGAAGAGAAAGCTCTTACTGCTCCAATACAAACAGTTCATTTACACAAGAAAGTCAGATTAGAGGAGATTACAACTAATGACTTATAAAAAAAGTACAGATATAAGCTCTCTAGCTGACATTCTAGCTAGAGCAGCAGGAAATGAAGTTGCTATTAAGCCTGTAGTCTACTCTTCTCAAGATAGAGTTAGAGCCAGTAATGTGCTAGCTAAGTTACTTACTAGATTAGTACAAGCTCCAGACTTAACCTCAGTTAGGGCTTTATCCAGTGGAAGCTGACTTAGAGACACAAGCTCTCTTAGAGAATCTTGGCGGCGCAGAAGTAGTAAATAGGACTAAAGCTGAAGATACAGAAGAGGCAGATAAAGTACAGCAGCTAGGTTTTAGCTCTGATGAGGTGCAGAAGTTAGCTAAGCAAGACTTAGATTTCCTAGCTGCACTTATAATGCCTCTTATATTTACTTACTGCTTCCCACCAGTTTTCAAGTCTGTATGGGCTTGGCTCATAGATTATGTATCTCAAGCTAGAACCTTCCCTCAGTTAGCTTTAGGCTTACCTAGGGGTTTTGGTAAGACTACTCTTATGAAAGTCTTCCTAGTTTACTGCTTACTTTTCTCTAATAAGAAGTTTATACTTATAATAGCATCCACTGCTAAGAAAGCAGAAGCTATCCTAGCTGATGTAATTAGTATGCTAGAGGAGCCTAATATAGTAGCTACTTTTGGAGACTGGAAGTTAGGAGTCACAAAAGACACTCAGGCTATAAAAAAGTTTGGCTTTAGAGGTAGAGATATCTCTCTTGTAGCAGCTGGTGCAGAGACTGATGTGCGTGGGCTTAACTTAGGTAATGAGCGCCCAGATATTATTCTTATGGATGATATACAATCTAAGGAGTGTGCTAAATCTACTGTACAGTCTGAGTCTTTATTAGACTGGATGACATCCACCTTAATGAAAGCTAAGTCACCTACAGGTTGTATGTTCTTATTTATAGGAAATATGTACCCTACTAAGCTATCTATACTAAGAAAACTTAAAACTAATCCTACTTGGATTAAGTTTATAGCTGGTGGTATTCTAGCAGATGGCACTTCTCTATGGGAAGAGTTACAGCCTATTAAGCAGCTAACTGCTGAGTTTGAAAATGACTTAGCTATGGGAATGCCTGAGATATTTTACTCAGAGGTTCTTAATGACGAGAACATTCAAGCTAATAATCTTATAGACTTATCTAAGTTACCAGCTGTTCCTTATACTGAGGGAGATATACCCGCAGGTAATTTCATTATAATTGACCCAGCTACTGACAAAGTAGATGCTGATGCAGTCTCAATAGGTTACTTTGAGATACATGATGCTTATCCTATAATGATGGAGATAGAAGAGGGCAGATTTTCCCCAGGAGACACTGTTCGTAAAGCTCTAACCTGCGCCCTTAATCATAACTGTAGATTGATAGTAGTGGAAGCTAATGCTTACCAATACTCTCTCTTATACTGGTTTGATTTCTTATGTGAGCAGTTAGGTATAATAGGAATAGAAGCTGTACCTATCTATTCTGGCTCTAGGTCTAAGAATGCGCGCATATTAGATATGCTTAAGTCTTATGCTTCTGGTGAGGTATTTTGTCATGATAGTTGTAAGCTAGAGCTTCACCTTCAGATTACTCAGTTTAATCCAATGAAGAGAGATAACACAGATGGCTTGTTAGATTTGGTAACTTACGCGCCAAGAGTTGTGCAAGAATTTGGCGAGTATGTTATCTCAACTGGGCTTATTGAGTCTCAAGAATTTGAAGCTATAGAAGTGCCAGAATATAACAGTAGCTTTTAAGCTCTATCTAAGAGCTGCCTATAGCCTGCAGCTAGCGAGAGGGCGACACGCCTTGACGGCAACGGTGGCGCAATGCGGATAGGCGCTGGCTCACAGTCAAGAACGATTCGATTAACCTAGCGAACGAAGTGAGTGGTTAATCTAATCTTCTTGCACTGGGACAGCCCCGCATTAAGCTCACCTTGCGCGGCAACGGCACGGAGTCCTTGAGCGGACTATACACCTTATACTTTTTATAATTTTCACTCTATATCTTTTTTCACCTTAAGGAATTACCTAATGGCAGCTGCTACTTCAGTACCTTTAAATCATAAACAGAAAGCTTCTTTTATAGCTTACTATAAAAATATAAAGAATAAGCAAAGAGTTATTCTAGGAGAGAGACGAGCTAGATTTGAGCTCATAGATAAGAGCTACCAAAGAGAGTTAGATAGAACAAAGGAAGGTTTAAGAGCTAAGCAAGCTAACCATAATGGCGACCCTACTAGATTTCAAAACTCAGTAATACCTGTTATTATGCCTCAAGTTGAGGCTTCAGTAGTTTACCAGACTTCAGTCTTTCTTACAGGAGAGCCTGTATTTGGTGTAGTAGCAGATCCTAAGTATATAGATGAAGCCTTACAGCTAGAGTCTAAGCTAGATGCTGATAGCTCTAGGGGCGGTTGGGTAAGACAGCTTATGTTATCTTTTAGAGATGGAGCTAAGTATAACTTTATGCCTATGGAAGTCTCTTGGGGGCGAGAAGTTTCTTGGACTGTAGAGACAGATATAACTAAGAACCTTAAAGAAGGGGTAACTAAGGAAGTTCTATGGAGTGGTAATACTCTTACTCGCTTAGACCCTTATAATGTATTCTACGATTCTAGAGTACACCCTACTGAAGTTCATAAGATAGGTGAGTATGTAGGGTACACTCAATTCTTTTCTAGAATAAGACTTAAGTCTTTTATAGCAGCTTTACCTGATAAGATTATATCTTCTATTAAGCCTGCTTTTGAGTCTGGCTTAGGTGTATTAGGTCCGAATCAATCAGCTGAGGTACTATCCTACTTTCTTCCTGAAGTAAACCCAGATATAACATCTGATAGTTTTGCGTTAGGAGAGACTAATTGGTTAGCTTGGGTAGGTATAGCTACTGATAAAGTATCTAAGATAGATTATAAAGCAGGTTATGAAGTAACTACTTTATATGCAAGAGTCTTACCTTCTGAGTTTGGTCTAATTGTACCTAATAGTAACACTCCTCAGATTTATAAGTTAATAGTAGTGAACCATGAGCATATAATATATGCAGAGCTACAAACTAATGCTCATAACTTACTGCCTATTCTTATAGGGGCGCCACAAGAAGATGGCTTAGGCATACAAACTAAGTCTTTAGCAGAGAATGGTATGCCTTTTCAAAGCTTAGCTACTTCTTATATGACTTCTATTATAGAAAGTAGACGCAGGGCTATTAATGACAGAGTATTATATGACCCATCTAGGATAGCCTCAGCTCATATTAACTCAGCTAATGCTTCAGCTAAGATACCTGTAAGACCTGCAGCTTATGGCAAGAAGATATCAGACTCAGTCTACCAGTTTCCTTATAGAGCAGACCAAGATTCAGGAGCTATGCAACAGATACAAACAATCTTAGGTTTAGCTAATGTAACTAATGGGCAGAATCAAGCTCAGCAAGGTCAGTTTGTTAAAGGAAATAAGACCTTACATGAGTTTGAGAGTGTGATGCAAAATGCTAATGGTAGAGACCAGTTGACCTCTATCTTAATTGAGCACCAGATGCTTATGCCTATGAAGCAAATATTTAAGCTTAATATCTTACAGTATCAAGGAGGCACTACTTTATATAACAGAGATAAAGGAATAACTGTAGAGATAGACCCTATTAAGCTGCGTAAAGCTGTATTAGAGTTTAAAGTATCAGATGGGTTAACCCCTGCTAGTAAGATACTTAACACAGACTCTCTAACTATGGCATTACAAGTATTAGGTTCATCTCCTCAGATAGCTCAAGGGTACAATGTAGCACAGCTATTCTCTTACTTTATGAAGACCCAAGGAGCTAAGATTAGTGAGTTTGAGAAGTCCTCAGAGCAGATAGCTTATGAGCAAGCTGTAAGTAAGTGGCAGCAATTAGCTACATTACTTATAGAAAAAGGAGGCAACCCTAAAGACCTACCTCCTCAACCTACACCAGACCAGTTTGGCTATGACCCTACTGCTAATAAACCAGCCCCTAAAGGAGCAGTGTCTCCTAATACTAGAGGTAGTAACAATCCAGCAGCAGCGCCTACACCTAACAACTCTAACCCATCAATACTAGCTTAACAGCTTAAGGAAACTTATAATGAGCGGATACTTAACACCTAATAGCTTCTCTAGCTACTTTCTTACAGAAGCTGATGCTTTAGAGGGAGCTATCTTAACTACCTTACAGAAGCAAGTAATTCATAATTTGCTAGTAGCTAGAGCAGAAGAGAAGCTAGCTTTAGAGATAAACCCAGCTAACTTTGATGAGTACTTACAACGAGAAGCTAGCTTAGCTGGTGAGATAGCAGCTTATGCTACTATTATAGCTAACTCAGAGCTAGCAGTAGAGCTTAAAGAAAACCCAACAGCACAGTAGTGCTACCCACAACCACAACATAGAGAGATAAGATTATGCCTAAAGGTTTAATGTCAAGATTATTCGGAGCTAACCCAGCTCCAGCACAAACAGTAGTACCAGCTCCAACACAAAACCCAGCTACAGTGCCTTCTAACCAAGGTAACATACCAGCTGAGTTATCTATAGCTACCAATCCAGATGGCACTCCTGTAATTCCTTCTGTTGTAAAAGATGAATCCCCTCTTGCACCTTTTAAGAGTTTATGGGAAAATGCTCCTGTAGACCCTAACAAACCAGCAGATACCCCAGCTTATACAGCTCCTACGCTTGAAGAGATACAAAAAGCTGTAGGTAAAGCAGACTTCTCTAGTAACTTTACTTCTGAGCAGTTAGCAGCAGCATCTTCTGGAGGAGAGGGAGCTCAGGAAGCTTTAATGCAGCTTCTTAATTCTGTAGGGCAGCAATCGTTAGCTCAAGCTACTATGGTGAGCAGTAAGTTAAATGAGCAAGCAATGTCAGCAGCTATAGCAGAGCAAGTAGCTAAGATGCCAGACCTTGTAAGAGCTCAGACAGTACAAACCCACTTGAAAGATACCAACCCACTTTTCGACAGCCCTGCAATTAAACCAGTTATAGCCGCCACTCAGCAACAACTCCAAACTAAATTCCCTAATGCTACACCGTCTGAAATAACTAAGATGACCCAAGACTATATAGTAGCTATGGGAGAGAGCTTTGCGCCTAAGCCAGTTGTGGCTACAGGGTTAGCAGCTGATGACTGGAGCAATTACTAATACTAGCTTATACTTAATATAAGCTAATTTAACTTTAATTTTACTTAATTTATAATAGCTTATAAAGCTATAGGAGATTTATTATGTCTACTGGAATTTTTAATACAGGAAATTTCACTACTGATTTAGCTAAGAAGTCCTTCTCAGCTATGATTACTCGTATCATGCCTAATGGCTCAGCTCCCTTATTTGGCTTAACTTCTATGTTAAGTGATGAGACAGCTTCTGCTACTGAGCATGGATTTTTTACTAAAACTATGATTTTCCCAGAAGTGAAAATTAATGCAGTTGTTGGCTATGCAGCTAACATAACTACATTTGTAGTACACTCGTCTGCTAATATACTTCCCGGCATGATTATGCGTATTGAGCGTACTGGTGAGAATGTTATCATTAACTCTATTACAGATGCCACTCACATTGTAGTTACCCGTTCGGTAGGTACAGTAGCGGCAGCTGCTATCTTAGATAGTGACGATTTCTATCAGGTTGGTAATGCTTATGAAGAAAGTTCAATTCGTCCTTCTGCTAATAACATCATACCAGTACGAGTAACTAACCTTACTCAAATCTTCCGTAATACTTGGGCTATCTCAGGTTCTGCTCAAGCTACAGAAGTTATTGCTGGTGATGCTACTGATGCAGAAAATCGTCATGATGCAGCTGCCTTACACGCGGTAGATATAGAGAAGTCTATCATCTTTGGTCAGAAGTCTCAAGGTACTCGTAATGGTCAGCCTTTCCGTACTATGGATGGCTTAATCAATATGATTGAAACTCCTAGCTTCTACCCACCTAGCTACGGTGGAGCTACTAATAGCTTTACTGCTGGCGCAACTACTAACTGGACTCAGTTATTAGGTTTCTTAGATCCAGTCTTTGACCAAACTACTGACCCTAAAGGTGCAAGAGAGCGTGTCTTATTTGTTGGTGGTGCTGCTAAGTTAGTGCTTAATGAGATTGCTCGCTTAAATGGGCAGACTTATTTAATGGATGGGCAGACTAACTTTGGTATGGAATTCTCTACTTTAACTACCCCTCGTGGTAAGTTTAGAGTAGTTGAGCATCCTTTATTTAATACTAATGCAGTGTGGAGTAAGATGGCTCTCGCTATTGACTTACCTACATTTAGATTAGCTTATCTTAAAGGACGTAAAACTCAATCTAAAGAGTTTAATACCGATGGTGATCAAGCTCAAGATAACGGTATTGATGCAGTAGGTGGAACCTTAACTACAGAATTAACAACTGTAATTAAGAATACTCCAGCTAACGCTATCATTCGTAATCTTACAGCAGCAGTAGTAGGCTAAGCTCTAGCTCTTTCTGCTATATAAGTAACTTACGTTTTTTGCTTAGGGCGTAAGTTACTTAAGTTTATTCAGCCTTTTAATCTCACATCTAAGCTATAATTACAAGGTACATTATTATGCCAACAATTACACCAACTACTGCGCCTAAAGAAGCTACTAGCTTAGTAGACTCTAAGCAGTTTCAAGAGTATAAATCATCTCGTTCAGCTATGCGATTAATTACAGACACAGGAATTAAAATTACATTTACTAACTTTAGACTCCTTACTCAGACTAAGGAAGCTATTGAGTACTTAGATAAAGAAATTGCATCTGGTCTCCCAGGAATTACTAAAGGTAAGCTTCTTACTTTAGATGAAGTTAATCCTATGGAAACCATGAGACGAGATTTGGAGTCTAAGATTAGAAAGGAATTAGCTGAAGAAGCTAAGCAAGCAGCTTTAGGTAATACTAAAGATATGGGCAGTTATGGAGCCGCTAACTTAAACCCTAGCTCTAGTAAGACAGTAGCTAAGTAAGCCCTTAAGTAAGCCTTAAGTAAGGGCTTAGGTTATTTATATTAAAGCACTAGCCCTTATCCAAGAGTTAGTTCTTTAACTCAAGTAACTTATATAGAACACAGAGGAAGCTATAATGACATTTGATGAGTTAGTAGCAGAGGTTTACCTAGTTACAGGTAGATCTGATTTAGTACTAGAGACTAAGAGTGCAGTTAGGGCAGCTACTATCAAAGCTCACCAGACTGATTACTATAGTAAAGATATTTATGAGACTGGTGTAGTCTTTACTACTCCAAGTTATAAGCAGTCTTTAGATTATGTATCTTTAATATCTAACTTTCGTACTTTAAAGTATCTTAGAAGAGTTGATAATGCTTTAGATGATAAAGGTATTTACTTCCGTATCATAACTCCAGATGAAGTATTGGATTCTTATGGCATAGGAAGAACAGATATAGCTTATGTAGCTGGGAGAGTATTAGAGATAAGGTCGTCAGTCCCTTTCTCTAATGCTCTTCTTGGCGCATATGTCAACCCAATAGTAAGAGAGGGCGCTTACAGTTCTTGGGTAGCTGAGCAGTTTCCATACTTCATAATAAGAGAGGCAGCAAGAGTCTTATTTAGAGTTCTTGGGCAGCCAGAGGAGTCTAATGGGCAAGCTCAGTTATTAGTAGAAGAGCTATCTATCTTACGTATGTCAGCTTTATCTGATGTAGGCTATTAAAATTAATTAACTAAGGATTTATCATGTCACTTAATGAAGCAAATATATGGCAGCCAAGAACTATATTAGATATAGATGCTAATAATCAAAGTGTTATAGAAAGATTTGCGGCACTAGCTGGTCAAACTACTTTTGTACTTACAAACTTTAATTATGCTATAGGCACTGGTGCTTTAGCTGTATATAAGAATGGCTTACTTTTAGATAAAGGCTTAGATTGGGTAGAGCAAACTTCTAGTACTTTCCTACTTTCTTCTCCTACTATAGTAACAGATGTAATAGTAGCTGTAGGTAGTGTAGGTATTGCAGGCACAGTAAATAATACTGCTGTATACTCTAATGAGACTATAACTCTAATTGATGGACAGACTACTGTAGACTTTATTCACTCAGACTTAAACATTAGCTCTATTTATATAGGGTCTACTTCTTCTGGGGCAGATAGAGGTAGATTAATTATAGGAGTAGATTACACAGTTACAGACTCTAATACTATAGAGCTTACAGAATCTTATCCTGCTGGTACACTATGCTTAGCTGTTACTTTAGATACTGTAGCTCCTGTATTAAGCACTAAGGTATGGAATAAAGACCAGCTATCTTCTGCTATATCTGAGCCTAAGTTAGTTGTAGGTGATGCTATTAATCTAGCAGAGCGTACAGCTGGCAATGGTGGCGGTGCTATGTGGGATGTTGTACTAGCTTCTACTGTTACACCTAATACTTTTAATATTGTTGCTTG